CGTCTTCATCGCCCATGGCTACCGCTGGAATTTGTCCCACCACAAAAGGGTCTCCTGATTTCAGACTGGCATTGGTATAGAATGGCAAATTATCAACGTCCTTATAAACTAAATTGGTCGCCATTTTTTATCACCTCTTAATTTTCATTAATTCTTCAATTTGCTGTTCGCTGTATCCCATTTCCTTAAAGATTTTCCGTTGTTTGTCTTCATAGAGTTCTTTGTTTTCGTTTTCATTATCCTTGCCACTATTCCCCACATTTACTTGTTTCTTTTCAGCAATCTTGGCAATGTATTCTTTTTCCAATTTGATGGATTCCAATATATCTTCCGCTTTGGCTATTTTCCCTTCATACATTTTTCTGATTCGTTCTTTGGCAATATCCGGCAATTCGCTTTTGGCAAGTTCTTTTTCCAAAACTGTTTCGGTCTCCTTGATTTGACCGTAAGTCTTCCAATCAGCTATGTCCTTGGCTAATTTCTCATTCTGCTCTTTGATTTCTTTTAATTGCTTATCCAATTCTCCCTTTTTCCCATAAACTCGTGATTCTACCTCATCGGTAATAGCCTGCACTATATCAGGTCTTTCCTCACGCAATTTCTCTAAAGTCAGGTCTTTCATTTGGTTTTCCTCCATTATGGATTCATAAAGTCTTATAAATTCTCCACCAGCAGCAGGGTCGCTCACTATGTCCACGCTGTTTATATTTTTTAAACTCTTTACTTCATGCCCTTCTTCAACTTTTCGCAGGACTGCCATTCCTCGAATGGACAATCCCGCCAGTGCTTTATTGTGTTTGATGGTCTCTTTTGCAATTTCCAACCCAACTCTCCCGGCTTCGGTATTTAAAAACTGCAGGTCAGCTTCTACCTGCTTTCCTGCAAATTTCACATTCTCATAAAATCCGGTTAATTCCCTCACACTTCTGGTCGGGGTTCCTTTAAAATCAGCATGGTCTAAATAACATTTTGCTCCCTCAAATAAGGGAACTGCCTCATTCAATACGTCAGCGGGATAATATCTTTTATTTTTACTCCAGCCCTCTTTTATTACCACGACATGAGCTTTTTTCTTTTCTTCATCAATGGTTAAAGCTTCAAATATGTCTTGGTCTTCGAGAGCTTCTTTTGTCGTCCATTCCGCTTCTTCAATATCTTCCTGCATTTTCCTAACCACGCTCCATGCTGTTGCAAAGGCTTTCTGCTCATCTTCATATTGTTCGTAAGCGGCATTAAATGCTTTCATCCACGCTTCTTGTAACTCCTTTGATAATTTCTTTACTGATTCCGGCAAATCTCTTAAAGATTCATAAGGCATATTCGGCCTCCTTTTTTAATTGAGCAATATAATCTTTAATCTCGGGATAAATATCCGTGGTATAACATTGACAATTAGGATGGATGGGGATTGAAGGCGGAGGCCATCCTCTACCTGAACCATCTTTATAATAATCACCCACCAACCGCTCACAGGAACCATCACAAGGTCCTCCGCCAAAATGAAAACTCACGCCGATAATATCTTTATCAGAATTAATTACTTCCTCCTCTGCCATGGTTCTCATTCGCTGCATTTCAGTTCTTACCATTCGTTTGATTTTCCAAGTTGCCCCTTTATCTTTGCGGTCAACTCTTTGATATTTCTTAAAACCAAAAGCATTTCTCCGAATATCGGTGATAATACTGTTCCATGATTTTCTTTCAATAAAACCCATTCTCAATTGTTGTTGGATAGCGGTAACCAATTCAGCGTCATATTGGTCACACAATTGCAAAGCAAAAGATTGATAATATTCAACACCTCGTGGCACAAAGAATGTCCAATCAATTCCAATGATTAATTTCCCCATTATTTCTCTTTGCAACATTTGAGCATCAAAACCGGACTTTTGAGCGGATTCTAAAGCATCGAGGATTTGAGCATTCCGATTATAAGCAATCTGGTCAATTCGTCTTTTAATATGGGAATCCAGTTCTCTTAATCTTTCAATCGGATAAGAATCAATTGATTTATCAATTCTTTTCAACAACTGCTGTTCAATATCTTGTTGAGCTTGCTCATAATTGGCAATAACTGTCTTAATATGTCTTTCCGTTTGTCTTAAAAATTCACTTCTTGCCTGCTTTACTGCTTTTATGATTCGCTGTAATTGATTCATTCTTCTTCAAGTTTGGGATAACGCTCCAAGGCTTCTTTTTCCAATTTTGCTTTCTCAGCTTTCCAATCAATACCGGCCATTCCTGCCAAGGTTTCATCAGAAACAATGCCCATCAATTGCAGTATCTGCAGATATTTTCCTAATTTTTCCAAATCTCGAGGCTTGGTTTCCGGGAAAGTAATATTAATCAATTCATCACCCTTTATTTCCTCACCATTTACATCTTTGAATGTTTCTGGCGCTTCTCCATATTTTTGAGCATAGTAAAAAACCTTATTGAATAAAGCTCCAAGGAAATATTCATATAAATCCTGATAATCTTCCAAGCATTTAAGAAATGAAAAAGTGGTTTCCTGAGTTGAGGCAAAATTGGCATTACTGGCATCACCGGTAATCATATATTCCGGTTGTCCTGAGCCTGCTACCGTCATCAATTTCACTGCCCTTAAATCTGCTTCTGATTCTTGAGCATTGATATTTAAACTTTTGGGTTCCCAGGTTACTTGTTTGTTGTGAAATTTTACTGTTCCGGGTCTGGGTGGTTTGGAGTTTTTCTCCCTTACATATTTGACATCCTTATCCGTTCCATCCACCGTCACGTCCCAAAGAAAAGCCGCCCTCCCTTCATTCAATACCACTCTGGCATCCAACAACTGTCGGTATTTTTTCAACCAGTACAAATGAGAGGATAATTCCGGTATTCCCCTAAACTGAGTAGCAATAATTGGCATTTTGATAAATAGGAAATCCCGGATAATATTTTCATTATTGGGGTCAGGTTCTCCGGGTTTAATGTATTCATCAATGGTTTCCGTTTTAAAGCTCTTGAAATCATCGCTGTGAATCTTTCTGGTATGAACTCTCCTTAAAGCCAAAATTTTTCTATAATCATCGGGTGACAAAATCACTTCGGTTATCTCACTGGGTTCAATGTCCCGAACCATAACTTTTCCATTCCCGGTATTTATGAATAATAAGACGATGATTTCACCATCAATCTGCAGTCGATTGGATTCTTCTCGGACAAATAACTCCCAGTAATTTTCTGGGTCATGAATGAAGTCATCAATGATTTCTTGAGCGTCAATGGAAGGCGATGATATTTTTAATCCTCTCCCCACCAAATAACTGGTGACATTGCGGATTTGTCTTTTGGCAAGAGGATTGGTAAGAACCGCCTTCCACGCTTCATGCCGAATTTTTTTCAAATAATCCAAAGTTATATTTTTATCTTCGACATCGCCTAATTTGGTATAACCCGGTTCTTCACCATCAATGCTTTCTGAAACAGGTTTTAAATAATTCCAAGCATTCTTCAATTTATCGAAAAAATTCATCAAAATTCTCCTCTATCGTAATAATCAATGGGTTCAACATCTTCGCCAACTGAAGGTTTGTAAATTTTTGATAATTGTCCATGCGCTCCACTGGCGGCATCCACTTGGTCATCATGCGCTCCTCCGGGAAAATTCTCCAATTCACTTAAAAAGGCTTCATTCCATGTTCCCCGAACCAATTTCACGTTTCCATGTTCTGCTGCTGAAGATAGAGGCTTCGCCCTTAAAACTTTTGAACCGGTTGTCTTGATTCCGGTAAAATAAAATCCTTTTAATATCTCCCTGGCGTATCGGTCTATTTCTGAAACTCCCGAACTTCCCGGTTCTTGTTCCATAAAAATTTCAACTGCTGTGGTGTCCAATTCAGCGGTTTGTTTGATAAGTTTTTCCACTCCCAGAGGACTTTTGCGGACTCGTTTTACGTCAATAATGTAAAATATTCCATCCTTTTCGGTCATCAAACATCCAGTAGTATAATCCGGGTCTTTTCCTTTTTTTGGTTCTGTTGCGGCTAAATCCCACCATCTGACTTTTCGAGTCCCACGGGGATAATCATCAACAATTTCAAACCATTCTCGCTGGAATAATTTACTTTCTGGATTAATAACCCAATCTCCATACAGCAACTGCGCTCGTGTTATGTAATCCAACTCATTTAAACTTTTTTCATATTCCTCTTGGTCAATATAGGGGTTATCTCTTAATCTTGCTGGGATAAATGGTTTTCCACCTAATCCCAAAACATTAAATCGTTCTTTTACCCATTCATGACCAATTCCACCCGGATTGGTTGCTGCTCTCGTTCGGACTGGTACTTTTGAACCTTTCAGCCTTCTCTTTCGAGAATGCAAATAAGTGTATTGGCTCTTGGTAAACTGGGTTAATTCATCAAAGCCAATGAATTGATAGGCTGAAGATTGATAGCGGTATTTATCGTTTTCACTCTCAAGGTAACCAAAAGTAAGGGTTGAACCTTTGGGGAAAATCCAAGTTTTATTTTTATCAATCCAATGAGCGTCGGTTCCTTGTAGCCACTGATTGGCTCTATCCATTAAAGCTTCCGGCAAAGCTAAATCAGTATAAGTTCTTCGGAAAAGGATTGCTGCATATTCCGGCACTTCGACATATTGCAATGCTGCCATCAATAAAGCGTCTGATTTTCCGCCTCCGGCTGCTCCGCCGTATAAGGCTTCGGGAGTTTCTAAAATTAAAAATTCAGTCTGTTTCGGGGTCGGGTGATGAGGAATGTACTTGTTCAACAGAACTGTCTTCTTGAACAATTCCCACTGAAGATTTTTGAATTTCTCGTACAACAGCTTCGTATTGGTCGAGCAACTCATCTAAATTCACTTCAACTCTAATCGGTTTTTTCTCGTCCCCACCTTCTACAACATGAGTTTCCTTCTTTCCCCACCGTTCTGGATAGCGACGTTCCAAAAATCCTTGAGCAGCCCTCCAGTCCTTTGGTATCGCTTTCTGCCAGAGCAATACTGTTCGTGCTTCCGCTTCATTTTCTGCCTCTTTTACAGCCTCAAAAAACTCAAAAAACTCCCCCGACTTTGCCTTCTCCCCCTTTGCCATCCATAGCCGAAATGTATAATAATGTATTCCAGCATAAGCACAAGCAGCTTCATAATAGTTGCCCATTCTCAAGGCATCAAGAAGTCTATTTTTAACTTCTTCGGTTAATTTTGATGGTCTGCCACCTTTATTTCTCATTTATGGTTCCTTGCCTTATATTTAATGGCATAATTATGTCCTCTGCATACATTTTGGGCTCCTGTGGAGCGTCCTATATAGTCTTATTTTCCCAATACTCTTCTAAATAATCCGCATAAGCTTTATATTGTTTTAAACTGTGTTTTCTAATTAAAGAATGATGGATTTTCGATAATCTTCCTAAATTCTTTAATCCTCCCCTCTT